GGTTTACGTTATTTGCTTTAGGTTAGCACGCTAAGCACTAGGCCACTACTGTGGACCACCACCCGGTTCCGCGTATAGTGTGACGAGGCATTCCACGACACGCGGAAAGAATAGGGTTGGTTGGCGTTCCAGCAGTGGCCGAAATACGGCGTCAAGCCATGGATCTGCTGGGGGCCAAAGGCTTCCCTCCAGATCAAGCAGGTGCGCATACTGCGCGTGTGAAGGTGCACTTTGAGAAGTGCGATTGTGGGCGAGATGTCAACCAACACATGTTGTTGATGCTTCCGCAGTGCGTGATGTCAATCCGAGCTGAGCAGCATCGAAACCGTCGGCACCAGGACTTACTTATGCAACGTGGTTATAGCGTGCGCAACCAAGAAGGCGCAACTTACCAGCAATTGATGGCGTTGGTCGTTTCCCATTTTTGCACAGTTGCGTACACGAGTGATCCTGCTAACCCCTTGCTTGGAGAATTGCAAAATTTGATAAGAGTGGATTTTTCAGTTCCTACTATCGAACCCAAGATCACAGAACAAATTCCATCGTCGCTTCCCAAGGTTTTGTTCAAAGAATTCATTGCACAATCTTCACTCACGGACGAGCAGAAAGAAAAATTCAACGAGTATGCAGACACTTCGACACCTGCGATCAGTGGCAAAGCTGCGTTGGACAAGAAACTGGATGATTTGAAACGTTCTCTTAAACACCCGAAAAGTGGCAAGGCGCTCCATGCCCACACAATTGCGCTTAAGGCAGCTTACAACTACATTAATCCGGAAGGCGTGGTCTTGCCTGCTCCGGATCTGCAGACCGCGCTTGACGATTTGTGGAGGATGCCTTACGATTCCACCCGGTCTGCTGGCATTTCCCACTTACCACAGTCTTACGGTAAGCGAACCAAAAAAGAAGACGAGTCAGCCGTGATTTACGAACTTGCCCCCCTTCTTGTGGCCATTGAAACGAATCTTATCGCGGGAAAGACCATGGAAGAAGCCCTGGCTTTGTTTTCGGAAGGCATTGGAAAAGTAACCGCCGCGGTGACCCCAAAACTTGAAACAAACGTTAACAAGTTGCGTCTTTTTTATATCGTCGATCATGTCCACTACTTGATCGCATCTTATCTAAAGCCAGTAAACGATTACATACAGGCTTATAGAGGTTTGCGGTCCGGTGATCATCAGGCATTTCAAGGCGGAATACGTTTAGCAACAGCCCTGGGTTGTGACGCCAATTACAATGAGACCTACGACTCGTATTCTCAAACAGATGCGTCTGGTAAGGACTTGGGAACTCAACCAGAGGCCATTCAAGCCGCGTACTCGTTAATCGCAACGTTGTACGAAAGCGAGTCATTCAAGGGAAAGGCCTTTCAAGTTTTAATCGCTTGGTTAATTGACAATACAGTTTACCATTACTTGAGTTTCCGTGACTCGTGGTGGTTATTGATTGGGTCGAATTTTTCCGGTGACAAGAACACCACCTTGTTGAATGTGTTCGACATCATGATTGCATACTTCGCCTATTTGGCCAATTTGGGGTACACTCCCAATGAAATAGTGAAGATCCATTTTGCCGTTTCCGGAGACGACTGTGTTTTCCCCCAGAACGAAAGCATGCGTCAACGTGGCCACGATTTCGCTGAAATGTATGCTTACATGAAAACGCATTACGCCATAGATTTTAAGCCAGAAAACACCAATGAGCACAAGTCCCTTTTCTCTTATTATCATCGTGGAGAGTACTATGAAATCAACACTGAGACAAAGGGCATGAAACATTTGCAGTATTACCTTTTGCGGGGACATCCTACTCAGACCATTGCGATGCCCACTCGTGTCCGCCCCGTGGGACGTATTGTGCAAAAAATGTGTCAGTCAACACAGCCCAATGACGAATTCAAGATCGAGGACCACGTACGTCGCTTGGCGGCACTTGTTATCTCATTTGGCGCGTCGTCAATTCCGGAACACAATCTCTTGGTAGCTTTTTTAAAGTACGTGTTGGACAAGTACGACATGGAGAACGACTTGGATTCGCAAGAAGCACGGGACAAGCTCCAACCACTTGGAATGGAGCTTGGAGTCTCAATCGTTGACATACTCAACGACCCTGTCGCTCTCCGGCGGAAGTACGACGCCGCTCCAGTGCTTGTAAAACTTCTTCATGCGAACCAGGTAAATCGACAACTTCACAGTAAGCGTTTCACTAAACACAGGGATTGTACATGCTGTCCTGACGACAAGTATGAAAATTTTGACGACATGCACTAATTG